GGGGATGCCGCCCTCGGCGCTGACCCATGGTCTGGCGGCGCTGCGCCGGGCCGCCCGCGACGCCGCGGCGCGCCCCGGCCGCCGCTTCGGGCTGCGCGCCGCGCCCTCCGTCTGCGCGGCGCTGCGCGACCAGGCGGGGGCGGCGTTGCAGGAATTCGCCGCCGGCGCCGGCTTCGGGCTGGACATTCTGGTCGATGCCGCGTTGCGACCGGGCCAGGAGGAGTTTTGGGATGACCCAGCCCCCTCGCGCTGAACGGAACCGTGGACGAGCCGCCCGTTGCCCAGTGTGCGGCAAGCCGAGCGTTGCCGAACACCGCCCCTTCTGCTCGGCCCGCTGCCGCCAGGTGGACCTTGGCCGCTGGCTGACCGGCGCCTATGCCATTCCGGTGACGGAGGAGGAGCCGGCCGAGGGGAGGTCTGACGAGGAAGAGGAAAAGGGCGGCGGATTGCGCTGAGGCGGGTGGACAGCCCCCGCCGCTTCCGCTATCTCCCCGCGCCTCTACCGGCGTCGCCGCACAGGCGGCGGCGCAGCGATGGGCCCAGGTAGCTCAGTTGGTAGAGCATGCGACTGAAAATCGCAGTGTCGGTGGTTCGATTCCGCCCCTGGGCACCATACACTTCTGATCTCCTTTGATATCAGTAGGTTGGACTACAGTTTCGTCCCACTCCGGCGTTGCCGCGCCGGGTGGGACTTTTATTGTCTCGGCCTTGGCCGGAGACAGGCGAGCCATAGCGCTCGCCGCCATGACACGCTGGGCCGCTCCCTGCGTGTATCTCTGAACCTCCTTCAGGGTCCGATGGCCGGTCACGGCCATGATCTCGTGAGCCGTCGCCCCGAGCTCGGCCAGCCGGCTGGCGGCAGCCTTCCGCAGTCCGTGGGGCGAGCAATTCGGCAGGCCCGCGGCCCGGCACCAGCGCCGGAAAGCGTTGCCGAAGCTGTCAGCCGTGTACGACCCTCCCCGCTCGCTGGTCAGGAAGGTGAGGCCGGAGGAGGGCGTCGCGTCTAAGATGCGTTGCAGCTCGGGCAGGATCGGCAGGGCGAGGCGCACGGGCTTCCGCGCCCGGTTCTTCGCCTGCGTGAAGGTCAGCCAGCCATCCCGGACATGTTGCCGCCCAAGCTGCACCACGTCGCTGCGGCGCTGACCGGTGTAGAGCAGAAGCGCCAGCGCCAGGCGCGGCTTGGTGCCCACCGGGTACTTCGCCTCGAACTGCTCCACCTCCTCCAAGGTCCAGGTGTGAAAGCCGTCCGGGTTGGCGCTGGGCAGGTAGTCCACCTGCATTGCCGGGTTGCTGCTTACTAACCTCAGTGCCACCCCGGCCTTGAACGCGGCCCGCAGCGCCTTCAGCAGCCCGTTGGCGGCCTCCGGCGTCGCCGCCTTTGCGTCCCGAATGCGGAGGAGATGGTGTGCTTCCAGGCGCGCGGCCGGCTTGGTGCCGTGCTCAGCGCGAAACTTGTCGAGGATCGCGCGGCGCACCCGCTGCGGCCGCGCATCCATGCGCTTGAAGCCAGCCGAGTTGAAATAGGCAACGCAAAGTGCATCGAGGCTGCCAGGCACCACCAAGCCAACCCGCGCCGGCTTTGCCTTGGGCTTCGCATCCAGGGCACGCCGATACTCGGCATCGAACTCGTCTGTGCCCGGCTTCTCCCGCAGCCTCACCTTCGGCTTGCCCGGCACGCGCAGATAGGTCCGCACGCTGCCGTGCCGATCACGGTCCTGCACGACGAACTTGTATCGGCGCACCACGTCGATCATGCGTCATCCCACGGGTTCGCGGCGTGCGAATTGTCAGCCGCGGCGCGGCGATCCTCAGCCCAGGCTTCCAGATCGGCGCGATGCCAAGCCTTCATGCTACCTACCAGCGGGACAGGGCGCGGGATGAGACCGTCCTTCACGGCCACGTCAAAGGCCGAGGGCGACATGCCGAGATAGAGCGCGGCCAGCTCCCGACGGAGTAGCAGCGGCCAGCCCGGCATGACGGTCCCATCCCTCATGCGATACCGGGCTCCACCGGCTTCGGGTTCCACCCCTCCACCTCGCGCACCTCGTTGGCCTCGAGGATGCCGTTCTTCACCGCGATCTCATGGGCCTTCCACCGCGCCTCGTAGTCGCCGCGCATCAGGCCGGAGAGGTCGATCTCGAGCTGCATGGCAGGATCGGTGAAGACGCTGCGGGAGAACTCCGCCTCGATCTTCCGCACCCAGGGGCCAAGCGAGAACTGCGCGAACCAGAGGGCGGCCTGCGCCGCATTGGTAAAGGTGTTGTGGGTGTAGTCCTGGATGATCGGCGGCGGCACCTGAAAGAGCCGGCACAGCTCCTCCACGCTGAAGCGCCGGCTCGCCAGCACCTCGGCATCTTCAGGGCTGACGCTGATGGACTGCCACTCAGCCCCGCCGTCGAGGAGGAGGATGCGACGCGCGTTGTGGGTGCCCGTGTAGTTCTCGGACAGGCGCGTCCGGAGCCGCGTCACCGCCTCGGCCCCAACGGTCGTCGGCAGCTTGATCGCGCCCGAGGGTGTCGCGCCGTTGCGCCACATGGCGCCGCTCCACTCCTGAAGCGCCAGGGCATTCCCCAGCACCTCCGGCGCGCGGGAGAGGCGCGACCGGCCGAGAAGCCCGTCGTCGCTGCGGTCGCGCAGGTGGAACACATCACCGGCCAGCAGCCGCCGCGGCAGGCCCGTCCCGCCCCACATGCTGGTGGAGCGCACCACGTCGTAGGCGAGTGCGCCGTTGGGCAGCATCATCGGCTGCACGTTGCCCCAGGGGATCGGCACCAGGGCCACCGACCGCCCTGCGCCGTCGTGCTCAATCATGGAGAGGGCGTTCCCGTGCAGCAGCACCTGCCCAAGCGTCCATTCGATCCAGTCGGGCCAGGTCTGCCACGCGTTCGGGCGCCGGATCAGGCGGGCAACGGGATGCTCCGTCACCTCCAGCCGGCCGCGTCCCTCGCGCCGGTAGACATAGGCCGGCAGGCTGCTGATGGCGCTCCCCACCGCGCCGACACAAGCGAGCACGGTGGAGAGGTTCTCCGCGATCCGAGCGTTGACCAGGTGCCCGGCCGAGGTGGGGCCAACCGCGAAGGCGGATTGGTAGCCGCCGAAGCTCATGCCGCCGGTCATACCGCCGTCGATGCCAGCGCGGCTCTCGCTGCGACCGAGGATGCGATCCAGGAGGCCCATCACACGGTCTCCAGGAAGCGGCGGCGCTGCACAGGGGTGAGGGCTGGAACCGCACCCTTCGCCCGCGCCTGGACGTTGGTGGCGCTGTAGGCTGGGAATGCTTGCACGACGCTCACCTCCAGCAGGTCCACCGCGCGCAGCTCCCGGCGATCCGCAGCCGGCCAAGCTTCCGACTTCGCCCGGAAGCTGAAGCTCATGCCGCCGAGGTCGCGCCTCTCGGCCAGCGCCAGCACGTCGCGCCCGAGCTGCGTGTCCGGCACGTCGAGCTCGAAGTGCAGCCCCCGGCTGTCCTCCGCAATGCGGAGCGTCCCGGAGCCGGTGCGGGCCAGCAGCCGGGACGGGTCGTGATCCACCAGCGCCAGCACGTCCGCCCGCGCCTCCAGCGTCGCGCGGAAGGCGCCCGGCCTGATGATCTCGGTGAAGCCTCCGATGCGCGCCGGGCTGTCGAAGACGGCCGCATAGCCTTCCAGCTTGCGGCCGGCGGCGCGCAGCTCGGTCGCTGCGCGCCTTTCCATCCCGTTCGGGAACCGGACGGGGGTCATGCCGTGGTGATGTCCTGGATGGCCGCGAAGCTGGCCGCGTGGCGCACCGCGATATCCACGGTCATCATCGCGCGGATGCTGACGTTGCCCTTGCTGTAGGCCGTGGACTCGTAGGGGTTCACCAGGATGTCCAGCTCCGACCACACCCCCACCAGAAGGTCGGCCCAGTTGCCGTAGACCAGCGCCGAGCACACGCCGCTCGACGTGCCCTTGCTGAGATTGCCCGGCACCACGTTGCTGAAGGCAGCCGGCGCGCCCGGGAACACCACATCGAGGCCGAGGTACTTCCCCTCGGCGTCCTTCAGCTTCAGCGCCGCCGTCTTGACCTTCGTATTGGTCAGGAAGGCGAGGCTGCCGGCGTCGGCGTTCGCATCGTCCACCTTGCCCACCAGGTCGCGCACCGCATCGGCGGTCAGGGCGCCGCCGTTCGTGCCCATCGCGACGCTGCCGATGCCGGAGGTGCCGAGGATGCCCAGCGGCTGGTTGCTGGAGCCGGTGCCGTTGATGCCCGCGGCGTCGAGAGCTTCCGCGAGCTGGAGCGCCAGGTCGTTGCGTGCGAGCTGTTCCACGTCGGGGCTCGCCTGCTGGATCATGTTCCGCGACCACTCGGTGATGGCGCCGCAGTGCTTGGGCGAGAGCGTCACCGCATCGAAGGTCGGGTCGCTCGCCGTCAGCGCCGCGTTCTCCGCCACCCAGCCCGTGCTGCTGCTGCCGGTGCGGCGCGGGATGCTGAGGTTGCCGTGGATGCCGGTGAGCATCGTGGAGCCGAGAGCGCGGAGGCGGGTGCGGTTGCGCAGGCGGTCGATGAACAGGTCCGGCCGGTGGTCGGTCGGTACCAGCGGGCTGGAGCCGCTGGTCTGCACGCGCTCCTCGGCGCCCATGGACCAGAACAGGCCCTGCGCACGCCGGCCGGAGCGGCGCTCGTGCTCCTGGGAGAGCTCGCGGGCCAGGCCGGCCCGGCGGTCGGTGGCGCCGAGCTGCGCGCGCACCGCGTCCATGAGGCCGACGCTCTGCGTCTCGCGGTCGAGATTGCGATCGCCGGTGCCGCCGTAGGGCTGGCCCTGCGCCCGACGCTCAGCGTCTTCCAGGACGCTCTGGCGCGCGATGCGCTCCTCCAGGCTGCCGAGGTCGGTCTTCAGCGCGTCGAAGCGCGCGCGCTGCTCGGCGCCGAGGTCGTTGTCGCCCGCGGCGTCGTTGATCTGGCGCATCTCGGCCGCGATGGCGGCACGGCGCTCAAGAAGGGCGCGAAGGGTAGTCATTCAGGGTGTCCTTCTGAGGGATCGGCCGCCATCACGGCGGGCGAAGTGAGGGATGTGGTCGTGAGAGCCTTTCTCGATGTCCGAGCCCCCGCCGGCTGCTCGAGGCTCCCTTGGTATGCTCGGCCGGACCACGCGGCCGCCGAAACGCGGGCGGGGGAAGATATGCGGCGGGCGTCCATCGAAGGGACGGGGCGCTTCACAGCGTTCCATGCCGTGCCCGCCGGCATTGCTTCAGCCTTCGCCATCGATTTCCATAAGCCGGATCGCGATGTTCGAGAGGCAGACTCCTGGAATGGTCACCGTGCGGCGCGGCTTATCCGACTGCCAGTAGCCGGCGTTCTTGCCTGCTTCAACGAAGCGAAGGTGCTCAAGCCGTCCATTGATACGGAAGGCGAACGCCACCTCCGGCCAGCTTTGGCATATCTCGACAAAGACGTCGGCCATGCCGACTTCATGCTCGCCGTCCGGCGCGTCGATCATTGGCAGGCGAGGATTGCGGAGCATCAGCCCATCAATGATCTGGGCCAGCGTGGAGACCGCCCGCGGCGCGGCTGCAATCTCCTCTTTGAATCGATCCGGCGCACCCGGAGGAGCGTATGCCCCGTTGTGCCGAAGATCCGAGTAGAGGCTCGCCGCGGCTGCCGCCGTGCGTACCTTCTCGGAGCCGTAGATGCCGAAAATCAGCGCCGCCACATCACGACCAGCGACCTGCGGAATGCGCCGCCCGCTGGCCTTGGGGAGCACGTCGGCGTCGAGCAGTGCGCGAGACACAAGGCGAACGGTTGCCGGCGGCTCGCCGGTGGACTCCGCCACCACCTCCGTCATCTCACGCACCGTTGCCACGGCAACCTCCTCAGCATCTGGGTTTGCTTTTAGTCATTCCAAATCCAAGCGTCAAGAGGAAACCCCGCCGCGGCAGGGCAGCCTTCCCCATCAGCCCCGGCCTGCCCCCCTCCTTCCCCTGGCGTTCATCCGAGCCAGCGGGCACCGCGGCGCCTTGGGGGCGGCCGCAGCAGCCTTGAAGCAGCCATGCACCAGCGGACAGGGGAGGCAGGGGAGCGGATGGAGTTTCCCCTGGTCGTTGACGTCGGTCGGAGCTGGCTGCGCGCGCACGGCAAGGAGCCGCGCCGCCAGCGCCAACAACTCCGCATCGGGGTGGGCAGCCGTCGAAGCGTTCGCGGCGGACAGATTCGGGGTGATATGCTGCTCAGCAGCCATGGTGCGATCTCCTCGAAAGGTCGCGTTGCGGTCAGGCCGGGCGGGGTGTTGGAGCACCCTGCCCGGCCGTTATCACCGTAGCGTTACCTGGATCGTTGACGCAACGGTGCCCTTCGGCCAGCTTCCGAGCGTGTGCCGGAGGGCTAGGCAGTGGCTATTCTCGCTGTGACGAAGGACGTCCAGGATGAGCTTTTCGACTTGCTCAACGGACTGAAGGTGGCCCGCGACAAGATGGAGCGCGGCGACTGGCGAGAGGGGAAGGAAATCATGGAGCAGGTTGGCGTGCGGCTCTCCAACCTGATCAATGGAGCACGAGTGGTGCGGTAGGTCGTCAAGCCGCCAGCCATCCGACGTTCTCGAAGGTCGGCACCGGCGGCTCCCGGGCGGCGATGCCCACAGCCGTTGCGGCGGCCACCAGCGGGTCGATGCGCCCCCTCGCGCGCTCCTTGCTGAGCTTCCGGTTGCCGGCCGGGTCCATGTCCACCACGGCGTTCGCCAGAGCCCACCGCAAGAGCGGGTTGCCGCCGTGCCGAAGCTTCCCGTCCAGGACCAACGCCTCGAAGGCCGTCAGGGCAGGCGACATGTCCTTGTAGCCTGCCCCGTGCGGCTTCAGCGGCAGGTGCAGCCCCTCGCGGTCCAGCACCGCCTGAAGGTCGGCAAGGCCCCAGCGGTCGCAGGCGATGCCAGCCAGCTCCAGCCCCTCCACCTTCTGCGCGATCCAGGTCAGCAGCCACGGCCGATCAATCGCGCGGCCAGGGATGAGCTCCACCAAGCCGCGGCCGTGCCACTCCCGGTAGGGTGCCCGATCCTCCCTCGCCTTCTCGTCCAGCTTGGCGCTCGGCAGGAAGGCCCACACCTTCAGCGCGCCCGTCTCCGGCCAGTAGAGGGAGAAGGCCGTCAGATCCGCCGCGCCGCTCGCCAGGTCGAGCCCTCCATAGCAGGGGCCGCGCGCCTCAGCCTCGCCCGCGCAGGCGTCCCAATCCACCGGCCCGATGAACCGCTCGTCCGGCGTCACCGGCTGGTTCAGGACATAGGCGCGGAACGCCGACTCCATGCTCGGTAGCCGGCGCGCCTTCTGCGCCTGCACGCGAATGTCCGCGATCCGCACCTCGTCAGCATCCGGGTTCGCGAGGTGCCACGTCTCCTCTGCCCATGGGTCTGCGTCCAGCGGCGCCGAGTAGATGGCGCTCGTGAAAGTCGGGTCTTCGATGGTCCCGTCGTCCACCTCCTGCGCGTAGCGGATCAGCTCCTCGAGCGGATTGTCGGGGTCCGGGCTGCGAGTCGAGATGGCGAACAGCAGCGGCTCAGCGTGCGCGCCCTGCCCCGTCTGGAGTGCGTCGAGGAGATCGCGCCCGCGCCACTGCGCCACCTCGTCGCAGATCGCCACCGTGGGGCTGAGGCCATGTGCCTTCCGCGCGTCGGCACTGAGGGCCGAGAAGGTTGAGCCCGTCTCCACGTCCTCCACGGTCTTGTTGAAGTCGCGGAACACCAGCCGGTCCGCGATCTCCTGGTTGGCCAGGGCAAAGGCGCGCAGCTCGTTGTAGATGATGCTCGCCTGTCCGCGGTCGGCTGCGGCGCTTACCACCTGGCCGCGCGGCACCGCTTCCGGCCCGACCAGATGGCAGAGCGCCAGAGCCGCGCAGAGCGTGCTCTTGCCCGCCTTCCGGCCCATGGAGATGACGGCCGTTCGCACCGGCCGGCGACCGCCCGCTCCCTCGGCATAGACCCTCTGCAGCATCGCCCTCTGCCACGGCCGCAGGCGCAGCTTCTGGCCCGCATAGGCGCCGCTGGTGATGGTCAGCCCCTCAACCCAGCGGATGACGCGCTCCGCCCGCGTGGCGCCTCCCTGACGCCGTTGGCGGGCAGGTTTGACCGGCTTCGGGACTGCCTTGGCTGGCTTGGCGCCAGGTCCGCGCTTGCCCATCAGCGGCGCCCCCGATGGCGGGCGGAACTAACTGCTTTCGGACCGTGGGGTGCGGTCCCGGCGCTCAGCCCTGAGAGATTTTCGCGCGAGCCCGGCGCCGGCTGGTGCCACCAGTGCCCCTTGTCCCGCGGCGTGCCCTTTGCGTCACAGCCCCGCAGCTGCGGCTCAGCCGTGCCCCGGCGGGTGTTGTGGCAGACGATGCACCGCCCAACCAGGTTGTCGAGGGTGTCCGTCCCGCCCTGGCTGCGCGGGATGACGTGATCCGCCACCACAGACGGACGATTGCACCCGGCCGTGACGCAGAAGGGATGCGCGGTGAGGCACTGCTCCCGCAGCCACTTCCACTGTCGGCTCCGATAGAACGGATCGCTCATGCCGGCGCCCTCCCCATGGCACGGGCGAGCCGGCGCAGCTCCGCGGCGACGCTGTGCTTCTCCAGGTGGAAAGCCTCGGGGTCGGTGAAGCTGAGGTGCAGCCCAGCCACGCGGGCTGCCAGGGCCTCCAGGGAGGCCGGGTGCGCCATGACGCATGACGCACATGACGCACTGTGACGCACGTTCCTATACGCGCGCTCGGGGGGGCAGGCGTGTGCCTGCACCCCCCCCCTGTCACAACACTCAGGTTTCACATAGGGGGGTGCGTCATGGTGCGTCATGCGTCATGCCCCCGCACCCAGGGGCGAGCGTCCAAGGTTCGCTTGCCCCGCACCCATCCCAGCCGCTCCAGGATGGAGCTGATGCGGCGCTGCTCACCCGTGCCGAGCTTCTGCGCCTCCATGGCCAGGGCGCCCCGCGCCACCTCGAGGACCGTCACCTTCGCCTTGCCGGCGAGCCACCCGCCGATGGCCTCCTCCCAGGCGTCCGCCTCGAACCTCGCCTCCTGGGCCGGGCGGATGTGCTCAGCCTCGAATGCGCTGTCCGGCCACCATTTGGCGCCCTCCCGGTAGAGGCGCACTGCCTCGGCAAAGAGCTGGTCCCGGTCCCGTGCCAGTGCCTCGCTGTCGATCGCTCCGACGCGGACCGGCCAGAAGCGCCGGCCGCCGGTTTCGTCGCGCAGATAGGCGCCCTGGTTAGTGGTGCCGATGAACACGCACTGCCGCGGCTCGATCACCTCCTTGCGGCCATAGGTTGGCCGGTAGCGTTCCACCGGGCGGGTGATGAACTGCTTCAGGCGGGCGTTCTCGGCCTTGTTGAGCGCCGCGAGCTCCGCGATCTCGATCAGCCACTTGCCGTTCAGGTGCTGCGGCACGTCCTTGCCGCCGTTGATGTCCGGCAGGCAGTCAGAGAACCACGCGCCGCCGAGGATGGCGCAGGCCGTCGATTTCCGCGCACCCTGCGGCCCCTCCAGCACCATCATGTAGTCTGCCTTGCAGCCCGGCTCGAACACGCGGGCCACCATGGCAACCAGGAACATGGTCCCGATCTGCTGCGTGTAGGGGCCATGGTCGGCGCCGAGGTAGGTGTGCAGCCAGCCATGCACCCGGCGCTCACAGTCCCAGCGCAGCCCGTTGAGGTAGTCCCGGACAGGATGGAACGCGCACTCCGCCGCCCGGAGGTCCACCGCTTGGTGGGCCACGTCCTTGCTCAGCGTCTCCAGGCCCGCCCTCTGCAGATCCTCCTGCAACCGGGACACGTCCGCATCGGTGACAGGCCGCAGCCCGCCCGGAGCGTCGCCGTCCGCGAGCACCGGCGCCCGAAGCATCTCGTCAAGCCGGAAGACGTTGTTGAGCCGATCGTCCTCCCGCAGCGCCAGCATGGCGTTGAGCAGATTGCCGCGGGGATCTCCCTCGCGGGTCGTCTGGCACTTCTCCAGCCAGGGCGGCGGCAGGTTCTGCCCGGCCCGCTCCCAGAGGCGGCGCAGCTCGCGCCCCCCGCTGGCTTGCCCCTTCTCATGGAGCCACCCCCCCGTGCGCTCGTCCGCCTCCAGCGCCGCCACCATGTCCTGATAGGTGCCGCCGCCGCGCTTCACCTCTCGGGCGACCTTGAAAGCCACCGCGCTCCGGCTGCCATCGCCTGAGCCGCGCCGCAGTCCCCCCTTGGGCTTGTGCCCGCCGCCGCCCGCGAAGGCCGGCCCGGCCTCTCGGATCAGCCACAGCAGGGTGTCCGCGGAGACGTGGCGCAGACTGGTGGGCGAGCTGTCGAGCCGCTGGTCCGTCACCGCGAAGTAACGGTTGCCAAGATACAGCTCGATGGCCGGCGGATGGTCGCCGCTGCTCTTGCGCTTGAACTGCCGGCCGTGCTCGGAGCCCATCGCCTGGCGCAGCGCCGGCAGCTCGGTCCCGTCGAAGGTGAAGAACACCTTTACCCCGGTCCCGGAGGGCGAAACCTCGACGTAGGAGCCAAACCGCTCCACCACCTCAGCCGCCCATGGCGCCAGGGTGCCGGCTGCCGGATCGCGGCATGTGTCCAGGTCAATCCCACCCAGTGCCAGGCCGAGGTGATCGCCCAGCATGATCCCGACGCCGCCGGTCCCATAGGGGCGCGGGAGCGCCGCAGCCCGCGACTCGGCCTCCAGACGGGCGGCCCAGGTGCCCGGATCGTCCGCCTTCGCGAGGCTCCCGCCCGGCGCGTGCGGCACCTTGGACGGCTTGCCGTTCCGGTCCTGGGTCTGCCACGCCACCCACCGCGGCAGCGCCGCCAAGGTCGCCAGCGTGGGCATGGTGAACCCACCGTCAGGCATCCGGGCTGCCCTCCGGCGCGTTATCAATCAGTTGAGCCGGTGGGACACTTGCGATAAAATCCCCTGAGAAATCATAGGGTTGGCAATCGTCCCACTCACGCCGAAGTTGTTGGATTAGCGGGTCTTTTTCACCCCGCCCCTGGGCACCATCCTTTTCAGGCGATCAAGGATTCGAGGGCAGGCGCGATGCGCTGCTGCGGCCGCATGCGGCCGGCGCCAACGTGCGGGCGAATCCTACCGGGTGATATAAGTAACAACCGGCGCCGCTTCCCAAAGTGGGAAGACGGGCCTGGGTGAGACGCCCGCGGTTCATCAACTGTGGTTCCCAATACTTCTGGCTCACTCCCACTGGGAACAGATTGGGCCGCCGGTGACTTGTGTCCGGTGACAAGTTTCCGGCCTGACCCGGCATCGTCCTGAACCGGGAGGAGCGAACCCGATGGCATCTTTCGGCAGCCGCAATCGGCACTCCCCGGCTTGGGACCGCCCGCCCGAGACGCGCCCGCCTGCTGGCATGGGTGCGGCGGACGCTCTCGGCGGAGGGCTGGGCTCGGCCGCGACCTTCGGGTCGGCCGCCGAGCTGCTGGAGGACGGGCTCGCGAGGCGCGCGCTGCAAGGCCTCATCCTGGAGTTCGGCGTCTACCAGGGCCGGACCATCAACTTCATCGCCGAGCGGTCGCCGGAGCAGACCGTCTTCGGCTTCGACACCTTCGCCGGGCTTCCGGAGGATTGGCGGCCC